TTCGCATCTCGGCGAAGGTGCAGGCTGTTGCGCGCCTCGCGACCCAATGCGAGTTGAAAATCTTCGGTATGCGTCAGGCGGACATGAACGCGTTGACGGTCGTGTGGGCGAACCCTACGGCGATCTTGCGCCATACGGTGATTCTCGAAGCAAACAACACGGGCAAGGCCGACGGTTGGGTGCAAGTGTTTAGCGGTAACTTCAAGGAAGCGCAACCCGAGTACAACGCGCAGCCCGACGTATCTTTTTTGATTCTGGCCGTTACGGCGCTCTTCCACAAGATAAACCCCGTACCGCCGACCTCGTTTACAGAACAATCGGACATTGGTGCAATCGCTGGCGGCATTGTCGAGCGCATGGGTGACCCGTGGACGCTCACCGTTGCCGACGGCTCGAATGATGTTGTACTTAGTAATCAATACCTGTGCGGCACCCTATGGGACCAACTAGCGCAGGCGTGCCAAGCCGCGCACTGTGACTTTTACGTACAGGGCAACGAGGTCTTGATTACGCCGAACAATCAGCCGCGCTCGTCGTTGCCGACGGTTGTACTGTCGCCAACATCGGGGCTCGTCGGCTTCCCAATGTTCGAGGCTGCCGGCCTCAACGTTACGGCGCTGTTCGATCCGGCCTTTCAGTGCGGCTCGGCTATCGAGATAAAAGACGCCACACCGTCGAACGCTGTCGGGCGTTGGTATCCGTTCGCCATGTCGCACGACCTCGAAAGCATCGTGCCGAGCGGTCGATGGTTTACGAGCCTTCGTTGCCTGAAGGTGTTGGTGTCATGACGGCCTCGACCAATCAACAGCCGCGCGACGTTGCCAGCGACTACGCAACGATACAGTTCGTTGTGCAACAGCTCATGCGCGGCATGGCTACCTCGACCCTCGTGCGCGTGATGGCTTGCACGAACAACGGCGGGCTCGTGGCCGTGGGCACCGTAGACGTGCAACTGTTAGTCGATCAGGTGACAGGTGACGGCCAGACCGTGCCGCACGGTACTGTATTCAAGGCACCTTATACGAGACTGCAAGGCGGTACTAACGCGGTCATCCTCGACCCGCAGCCGGGCGACCTTGGCGTATGCGTCTTCGCCTCGCGCGATATTTCGGCAGTGAAGAGCGACCCGGCCGCCGCGCGCGACCGTCAGCCGATTGCAGGGGCGTCGCCCGGCTCGAAACGGTGCTACTCGTTGTCTGACGCAATGTACATCGGCGGCATGCTTAACGGCGTGCCCGTGCAGTTCGTGCAGTTTAACGCCGACGGCATTCGCATCGTATCGCCCACACGCGTACGCATCGAAGCGCCAACCATCGACCTCATTGCCGAGGATGTTGTGAACATTCAAGCGCCGGCCATCAACCTCAAGGGCGATGTAGCGCAGACCGACGGCGACGTTACGATGGCTCAGAATTTGGACGTGACCGGCAACATTCACTCGGCCGCGACCATCACAGGCGACACCGACGTTATCGCGGGTACAATCAGCGGGAAGACCCACACGCACAGCGGCGTCACGCCCGGCGGTGGAACCTCGGGGCCGCCTGTACCATGAAAACGCTTTTGCTCGACCTCACGCAATGGGACTTGCTGACCAACGCGGCCGGCGATATCGCGGTTGCATCCGAGCCCTACGCAACCGCGCAAGACGTAGCGAGCGCGGTGCGGACCTTTCTAGCCGAGGTGTGGTACAACACGTCGCTCGGCGTGCCGTACTTTCAACAGATACTCGGCAAGACGCCGCCCCTTACCTTGTTCCAAGAGCTGATTGTGCAAGCGGCCGAGACGGTGCCGACCGTAGTCGCGGCAGAGTGTACAATCACGGCCTTTAGTGATAGGCGCGTCACGGGTCAGGTGACCTTTACGACGACCAACGGGCAAACCGGCACAGTGAGCTTGCAATGACAACGAACGTACCCCCGGTTGAGTTCACCGACGCCGGTCTTGTGGTGCCGCAAGAGTCGGAGATACTTGCAGGCGTACAGGCTGACTATAACGACGCGTTCGGCGGGAACCTCAACCCCGCTTTGAACACGCCGCAAGGTCAGCTCGCTTCGAGTACGGCGGCGATCATTGCCGACGCTAACGCCGAGTTCGCCGAGTTCGTGAACCAAGTCAACCCGGACACGGCCGACGGGTTCATGCAAGACGCAATCGCGCGTATCTATTTCTTGACGCGTTCGCCCGGTGCGCCAACCAACGTTGCTTGCCAGTGTATCGGCAACTTCGGCACGCTCATACCCGTGGGCGCGCAGGCACAGGACACAAGCGGCAATCTCTACGTGTGTACCGACGGCGGTACAATCCCGGTGTCGGGCACCATCACGCTCAACTTTGCGAATCAGGTAGACGGCCCGATACCGTGCCCGGCCAACACACTTACGATTATCTTCCGCGCCATTCCGGGTTGGGACACGATCAACAACGCGCTACCGGGCATCATTGGCCGCCTCGTCGAGTCGCGTGCAGAGTTCGAGTTCAGGCGGGTGAACTCGGTAGCGCTCAACGCCCACGGGTCGAAGGAAGCGATTTACGCGGCCGTGTTCAACGTGCCCGACGTGCTCGACGTGTTCGTTACCGAGAACGTGACCAATGACCCGATCTTTGTCGGGCCAACCGCGTACGAGCTGTTGCCGCATTCGGTATACGTCGCGGTAGTGGGCGGGCTTGCGCAGGATATCGGCAACGCCATTTACACCAAGAAAGACTTGGGTTGCGATATGAACGGTAATACGACTGTTACCGTTTTCGATACGTCGTACACGCCGCCGCAGCCGTCGTACACGATCACGTTCAACCGGCCGACCCCGCTGCCGATTTTCTTCCGGGTCGAGCTGACAGACTCGGCTAGCTTGCCGTCGGATATCGAACAGCAAGTTAAAGACGCAATCATTACGCAGTTCAACGGTTTCGGCGATCAACCGCGCATTCGTATCGGTGGCCTGATTCTGGCCTCGAAGTTTTACAACGCTGTGAACGCAATCAACGGCGATGTTTCGATTCTTTCAATCCTGATTGGTACGGCTGGCCCCGGTGCGCTCAATTCGATACTTGCGGGTATTGACCAAGCGCCGACGGTAGACGCGGCTAACATCACGGTCATACTCACCCCATGATCGACGTAGAACAGACGATAATTTCGCAGTATGCGAACTCGCCGACGTTGGTGCAGCTCATTACCAACATGAACGAGTACATTGACCCGCGCTCGAACCTTGACGCCTTTTTCGACTTCGTGTGGAACGTAGACACGGCGAAGGGCTTCGGGCTCGACATTTGGGGCAACATCGTCGGCGTGGGGCGCTTGCTGCAAATCCCCGGCAATGACCCTATCGTCGGCTTCGACAACGCCAGCTTCCCGAAAGACTGGTATCCCATGAGCGAAGGCCGCTTTGCCATCGAAGGCGAAGTTACGACCGCCTTCGAGTTGCCCGACGATGCGTACCGCGTGTTGATCTTGACCAAGGCGCTAGCGAATATCATCACGACCACGGGGCCGGCGATGAACCAACTTTTGCGTAACATGTTCCCCGGCCGTGGGCGTGCCTTCGTTCGCGACCTCGGCGGCATGGCGATGCAGTTCGTTTTTAACTTTCGACTGTCAACGGTGGAGTACGCTATTCTCACGCAATCGGGCGCGCTGCCGCACCCGGCGGGCGTGTTCTTTTCGGTTGTCGTGATCCCCGGCGGCCTGTTCGGCTTCCAAGGGTACACGGGCGCGCTACCGTTCAACTTCGGCGTATTCAATTCGAGGCCACCGTAAAATGGGCGCACCTTACCCGGCTACACTTCCCGAAGCGTTCGCCAACGATGCAGACGGCGCGCACCGGAATGTAATTCCCGACACGACGGTCAACCCGCAGCGTGCTTCGTTCTCGCTTGGGTTCCCGCCGCAGACCATGACGCCGATCATTGCGGGCGGCAAGCCAATGCTCGGCCCCGACATGAACGGCATTTTGTACGCCATGTCGTCGCACACGTATTACGCGCAGACCGGGCAGCCGTACCGATGGAACGCCGACGTACTCGTGGCGCTCGGCACGGGCTACTCGGCCGGCACGTTGCTCGGTTCGGTTGACGGTCTTACGCTGTGGCTCAACCTGACCAACGGCAACGCCACCGATCCCGATGCCGTGGGCGCGGCGAATTGGGTGCCGATGTTCTCGTACGGCATGACCGTAATGCCCCCGACGAACGGCGGCGTTGTCACGCTCACCAACGCGCAGGCGTCTAAGTCGGTCATCGTGATTAGCGGCGTGCTTGCCGGCAACCTGCAACTCGTGTTCCCCACCTCGTTGCGGCGGTGGCTCATTGTTAATACGACTACGGGCGGCTTCAGCACGACCGCGAAGACGGCCGGCGGCTCGGGCGTGCTCATTCCGCAGGGCGGCTTTAACGGCCCTACGGAAGTGTTCGGCGATGGTGTGAACCTGAACCCGACCGTTGCGCCGATCACTCTGCCAACCGACGTTGCCCCGACGCCGAACA